ACTAGAAATTCTTCAGCTTCAGATTGTATGTCAAAGTCTTTTTGTAAGTCATTCATACCTCCATTTGGATAATATAATGACCAATAAAATACTAAGTATCTTTTCATGCTATTAGCATTAAAAAACCCATTAAACTAAAAGACAGTTTAATGGGTTTTATTAATTAATTAAGAACAATAATATCTATACGTTAGGCTTGAAGTCTACTGAACAGTATAATGATTCTTTATTTAGTTTTTCTTTAAAGTATATAGTGTTAGTGGATTCCTGATAGGATGTTCGGGTAACATTGATTTCTTGAATCTGTGGTACTTCTGGTTTTTGTTCTGAATTGCTCATGATATGTATATTTAATGAATGTTTATGTTTAGTTCTTTGTACTGCAAAATGGTAGTAGTATTAAAAATACCATAGCCATAATGTAAAGTAGAAACCAGTTAAGATGTATTGCTAATGCTAGTAGTATTAATATTAGTATTAGGCTGTAAACAAATGCTGATTTAAATGTAATTTTTTTTCATAGTTCGTATTATAAGTCAAATATTAACTCATCTTCATTAATATCCTCTAAGTCTATTTTATATTTCCCTAAAGGTAAATCTCCGATGAATGTTATTTTATTAGATTTACTGATTTTATGTTGCTCCTGATTAACAGCTCCATTGAAGTGTTTAGAAATTAATACATGAGTTTCATGTTGATTAATACTATAAGTGGAATCATCAGTAAACCATTTATTAGTAGTGTATAGTTGTCTGTATCTATCATTTCTACCTTTAGTGATGGATATTACTGAGTCTTTGATTGTTTTAATTCTTCCCATAGTTTAATGTTTATGTAATACTATTTCACTTATTGTGTGTATTGTTAATATTGCTGATATTGCGAAATGTGTGGGTTGGGTGCTGTCCCGCATCCTTAGTCACGCAAACAATTACTGTCTACTACGACTACATATTGGTAAAATTAGTGCAAATACGATAGCTATAACAAGGAATATTACCTCGTGCACTATAAAATAGCTTATTAATAAGAATACTATTAGTATTAAATTGATTTGGAATAATGATAATCTCTTCATAGTTAATGATTTAGTGTGAAAGGTATATGAACTCAAGGTATATTTATGCTAAGGTATATGGTTTCAGCAAACAAAAAGAAATCTCCCCGAAGGGAGATATTTCTTAGTGCATCTCTTCTAAATACAAGTGAGCAAAGTTTCCTTTTAACTCTGCCTTATAATTAGCGATAGCGTTAGGATTACTAGCATAATTGCTATTCAAAGCTTCTTCACTGATACCTGGAATTGGCTTCTTCCAGAAGACTGAGGCAAGAACTTCTTCGCCTTCTTCAAATTCACCTTTATCTAACATCTCATAGATGTCATTTGGTGTACGCACTAAATGCTTCTTTGCAGTTGTATCTCTAAGATACAATTTGCCACTAGGACCTTTGTCTACTACTAACGATAAGATAACGGCATCTTTAGATGTCATTCTTTCGTATAACGGAAGACCAGTTAATACTCTAGTTTCTACTCCGTCATAAAATGCTAATGTCTTTGCAGATGTTGCTGCTTTAATCTTTGTACTCATTACAATTGAATTTATAATTATAGGTACCACCATGGTATCCCGATGCTAAGAAAGGGGGTGGTGTTACATATAGGACCGCCCAAAAATTCTCACAAATATTTTTTAAAAGTTTTTATAGTACAATATTAGAAATAAAAGTTGTACTTTTGTCTTATGAAACACTTAGAAGCTTATCTTATAGTATTTGTATCCTTTGCTATAATAGCATCTGTAATACAACTTGCAGTATTTTTAATATGGTCAAACCATATAGATGAATGGGTAACTAACTTTATAACTTGGAGAGCCGTTAGACTAGAGATTATTATCATAGGAGCTTTTTCTTTTTGGGGACTTAGAGATGTAAGAGATAAAACAGATATACTCGATGAATAAATCTAAATTTGAAGTAATTAAATTTTCCACTAGTAGACCTAATATTCAAAGATATATAGGTGGTATAGATCCATATAAAGCTAGAGGTAAAAGTCCTTTATCTTTATTCAAAATAAAGGATGAATGTGAAGGATTAACTCCTGAAATGTTTAAATATATCAAAGAACCTTTTGGTAAGAAACTTAAACTAAAATACCAATCATATATGGTACTGGAAGTTCTGGAAGTTCTGAATACAAGGATCTAAGTGAGAAAGATCTTGAAGCATTTCTCAAAGATTTAAAACCACCTAAAGAAAAAGAGAAACAATTCATTGCTTATACTTGGAGTATAAAAGGAGTGCAAGTATTTGATAAAGCAGTAAAGGAACAATTTAATAAAGGTAAATTATGAAAACACAAGTAATTCCAACATCAGCAACATTTAATTCCGAAGATTTTAAACAACTAATAGATACTATTTCTGATCTAGAAACTAAGTTAGAAGATGCTAACCAAGGTCTAGAACTAAACACTAACAAGTTTATGCACCTTATTGAAGGATTAGCAGAACAATTCACCATTAAACAGCAATCAGATTTTAATCAAAAAGTAGAAATTTACATAGGATCTAGAGGAATGTCTGATAAACCTGAGATGGTAATTAGACCAAAAACCAGATAGTACAGAAATTCGGCAGATGTTACCTTATATAAAGGCAACTGCTGTCCAAAAAGTTGTACTATTTAAAATTAATTTATGAAAAAAATTATTAAAAGAATTATAGACTGGCTGTACTCTGAAGATATGAAAGCCATGGAAGAGGAGTTAGAAAATTTTAGAAAGCAATCTAAACGACTAGATACAATACTAAATGAAGTAGATGTTTCAGTTAGTGTTGAGCAAAGATCTAGAAGTTGGGCAGTAATATCAATACAAGGAGAAAGATCAGATTTCATTAAATTTATTAACCTTAATAACCAAGATATATATGATGTACATAGGTTCTTGAGTCAATATGATAGAAAGAATAATATTACGATTGATGCAGCTCCTTCAGATACTGCCTTCTTAAAAATGAAACGATGAAAAAATTATTTGCTATAAGACCTTTCAATGGTAAGATTAGAACTAACTTATGCATGGATGATATTGACCTTATTCACCCTGAAGTTCTTCATGAATTTGGTTTGATAGAAATACATACTACAAGTGAGCAAGACGTATCTACTGTAGATTCTACCTATCTGGTATTTAAGTTTGGTTATAGAGTACCATATTTTAACCTGTTCTATGCTAGGAAAATAACTAGCCATAAGGACAAGTATTTAACTTTAGCAATAACTAGATTACTTTATTTAAACCCAGGTAAAGAGGGATCTGATAGTAATTTAAAAGCTGTCACGCAGTTCATACTTTCTACCTTTAGTGTGACAAAAAAGGTGGAAAGTAGTGTTAAAGATGGGAAGTTTATTGATGTACCAGTGCTTGAATACGATAAAGTCTTTGCTCTTGTTTGTTCTATTAACTGGATGAAAATTGCTGATACTTATGAGCCAGATACAGAAAAATTAGTTATGTACAGCAGAGATTCTAAGATTCCAAAGAATCAGAAAATATCAATTAATGCTAAACACAGAGCTGAGACTACAGTTAGTTACTATGAATCTGCCATACATAATGCTGCAGAGTTCCTGCACGAATCTCAAGAATTAGTGAAGATTACGGATTCCCGTATTAAAAATACTAATTTAGTAAAGGTTAAGAATTATGGGGCATCTGTTAGAACAATAACAAGGTACATGGCACCTAGAACTCGTGCTATGATTGATGAACTTAACTTAATAAAACCATTTAAGAACAACAAAAGGTATGAAAAGTACCAAGAGTTTAAGAACTTAGAAAGGGATGCTGCAGATGTTCAAGCAGAAAAACTTAGTGTCAGTAAAAGTACTATATTTGAATTCAGAAAAATTAATAACTTAAATAATAATAACCATGATTAACAAAGAAACACCAAAAGAAGCAGAGAAGAAAGTAGAAACTGCTGAAACTACTAAAACTACGACTACTGCAGAAACTCCTAAAAAAGAGGATAGCTCTCAGGAAGAGCTGGAACCTGCTAAAAGCACAACACCAGCAGGGATGAGTCTAAAACTGAAACAGCTAAAGTGACTGAAGATGAAGAAAATCCAAAAATGCAAACGGACGTTAAGGAACCACAAGAAAAAGAATTAACTATTGGTGAGTATGAATTACCTTTACAATCGTATGAAGGAGATTCTGATGAGCACTTTAGTACTGTAGTCAATGAAGTTCTAGGTAAATTAGTGAGAACTGGAAAACTTAAAATTGATACTGTCAAAGATGAAGAAAAAGGTACAGCCGTTACAAGATTAATTGTAACAGTATAATTTAAAAGCCCTCCTAACCGAGGGCTTAATTTTTTAAACCATGGAAGCAAAAATTAAAGAATTAGCAATTGCAATAACTATAGCAGACTTGCATAATACTAATATAGTTAATTTCTTACCCGTAGGAACTACTTACTTGAGCACATTAGCTGTTATGAAAAGAAAAAAGCTGATAATTGTAGGTGAAAGAATGAACTGGACACTAACTGATAAAGGTAGAATGAAATATTTATCTGATGTAGTTCCCGTAAACCCAGCTATGGCTAAGAGATTTGAGCAAGTAGAAGAGTTTGTAAATAATTTATAATTTAATTAGTTTGATATTGTAACAAAAATTATTATATATTTGTGGAAACAAAAGTAAAATCATGAGTATATTAACAAAAGACCCTATTACTGTAAACGTATCGGGCAGTGATTTAGATGTCACTAAGATATTTCTTCAAATATTCTTGGCTCGTCAGAAATTAACTGGAAGAGAATTAGACGTAGCAGCATCATTGGTTTCAAGATACTCTAAACTTGTAAAAGATGGAGTAAATGAACCTTATGCATCCATTATTCTGTTCTCTACAGACTCTCGTAAAGAGATTACTGAAGAGCTAGATATAAGTTCTGCACACCTTCAGAACACATTAACACCATTACAATCTAAAAACGTCATAGCTAAAGATAAATTAATCTTAAATCCCGCACTAATTCCACCAGAAAGTATAACTTTTAAGTTTACTATAAATGGAGAACAGGGATAGGTTAATCAATATAGTAGCTAAGAAACTTAACAAAGATGCCTCCATAGTACGTGAGGCAGTAAAAATTCAACATCAAATGCTAAAAGTCACGATGCAATTTGATAAAAACAGAACATTCTATTTAAGAAAAGTAGGGTATTTCCAACATACAGAAACAAGGAAAAGGCTTATAGAAGAAAAATTAGAGCGTGTAGAGAATAACAACAAAAGTAATAACGAGGACATAGAAGATCCTTATGAATTTAATTAGATTATGAAATTAGTTTACGATGTAAAGTCAATACCAAAAGGATTAGGTTTAGTTGATATGGTTAAAATTCTTGAGAACCACAGAGTGGTATTTTGGGATAGTGATAATGGTACAAAACCTAAATTCTACTCAGGAGTTAGCAAAGCTGATGAGGAATCTCCAGTTCATATTGTTGATACTGCAGGTAATGAAATAGATTTTGAGTTCTACGAAAGAGAACACAAAGAAAAAGAATTCTGGGATAAGGAATTATACAACTGTAAAAAGTCTCCTATTTATTTCTTCAATCACTACGGAACTCCAGTGTATCCAGCTACTTCAGAAGGTATTCAAAATTACTTGAAGAGTATTGGACTAGAAAATATTGAAGCTAATGATGCTGAAGAAGCTAAAGTAAATTGGGATAAACAAAAGGAGAAAGTTAAGGAAGCAAGTGAGTACATAACAATCTCATTCTTGAAAGAACGTAGAGAAGTTATGGCAGTATTACAGGCTTCGTATGAGAAAGTAGTTCTTAAATATGAAGAGGAATTAAAAGATCACGTTAGATTAGCGGATTCAAATAATGCTCCAATTCCTGAGAAGAAAAGAATCATTAACTTGGTTGAGAAGATTAAAAAACACTTACCAGTTAATCCTAAGTACTCAGATGCTTACAGAACTAAGAAAGGGAAGTGGGATATTCCAATGCTTGCAAACACATCTTATGCTAAACTTTTAGAGATATTCAGTGATATACGCAAAGCTTAGTCTAGGAGATAAAAACTTTTTCACAGCTCAGCCTAACACCTGGGCTGAGTTAAGTGAAACATTGTTAGAGGAAAAACCTTTCCTGTCCTATGACCCTAACAAAGTAGACCACAATCCAGAATTACTAAATATGTTTTTATGATAAAATCCGTAAGTTATGATGTAGGAATAAATACTTTTCTTCACGAAAGACTAACTATAACACACTTTATAACAGAATCACATTATGCTACAAAACCACCCATCGGACAGCTACGACCGAAAACTAAATTTTTGGGAGGAGTTCCCAACATACAAGGCCCACCCAATATTAGGAGAAATCTGGAAGCTAAACAGAAAAGAGACACTCCAGAGTAGTTCAAACTTTATGTGGTTATTAGTTCTTTGCTATGATAGGAAAAGTGCTATGTTCTCACAACCTGAGCCTGATAAATGGGAAGCAAGTTCTGAAGATCTTTTTGATGACGCAGAGTTTATGAAAAAATTGGCTGAAGATATTCATGACCAAAAATTGATTATATTTGCGACAGCTCATAATATTAGAACTATAATAAATGCTTTTGAGATGAGCATTGATACTCCTTTGGGAATATCTCTAAGACTTCTAGAAGGTAAATTAGTGGAAAGAACTCAGTTCATACAATCTACTACATACAGTTTAGATTATTATGAAGATAAAAATGGTCGTTCAGTACTATGTAAAGGAACTGCTGACCAATTAGATAAGATGTTCTCCAATACTGCGAAGATTAACGAACTAGTTCAAACAGCTATGAATGCTTTGCAAACAGCTACCAGCTCTACAAATAAAGGTGGTGGACATGTTTCAATGGGAGACAAAGATGATGATTTTTAAAATATGCTACCACTAACAGAAGACATGTGGATCTTATATAAAAATAAGATTCCAATTAATAAAGTTAAGATTGCCACGGAAGTTCCTAGGATGAATCCTTTAGGAATTAAGTATAAACGTTGGTGGAAGCGTCAGAAAAGACGATGCATAGAAGGTTATTGGGCAGAGCATAATGGATTATGGAAATTCGTATCTGGTCCAACCTACATGTATGTAAATTTCTGGAGAATAAAACTTACTGAAAGGAATGCCAAGTCTAAGATAAAGACTTTAGGTATTCCTTTTTTAAGGGATTTAGAATGGCTGAGAGGTTTTGTCTACGAGGAAGCTCGTGGATTTTCAGGGTTTGAGGATGATGATGAGTACACTTGTTTCGCCTTAATGAAAGAGGTTGACCCAGTTACAGATCCAGAAGACTTTGAGATAAGGTTGATGGAATATAACAACCCTGATCTAATTAAATCTTCAATAATAAACTCTAAAGGAGAATACAAAAAATTTATAAGTGCAAGAGATTATCTATACAAGCATTTTGATAGAAATCTTGGTAAACCTTTATACTACAACATGGCTTTCAATGTTGTGGATATGGAGTCTAGGGGAGGTGGAAAATCCTACTGGAAATCCCTAATCATTGGACACAACTTCTTATTTGATGGTGCAACCAACTACGATGATTACCTAGAAGCCAAAGCACTAAAGAACCCTCTTACTTCAGAATCACTGGTAGGAGCAATTGAAAGTAAATACTCAGATGACCTTATTGGTAAAATTAAACTTGGTATAAATAACTTACCTGGGTCTGAAACTATTGGAGAAGCAGTTCACCCTTCACCATTTAATAAAAAATATTTTGGTTCTTGGGAATCTGGTAAACATATTACTGCAGGTTATGATAAGAAAATTGGGGGTGTATGGACAAAAGTAGGTAGTGAATCTAAGATTCAACATAGGTCTTTTAGTTCTAACCACAAAGCAGCCAATGGTACTAGACCAAACGTATCTGTAATTGATGAGGTAGGTTTTATGAACAACCTAATCGATACACTAGGACAGATGAAAGAAGCTGCAGCCGATGGTACTGTAAAACAGGGTATCATTTGGATGACAGGAACAGGTGGAGATATGGAAGGAGGTTCTACTGAACAAGTTAAAGCAGTATTCTACTCTCCAGAAACCTTTGACTGTCTTGCGTTTGACGATGAATTTGAAGGATACCAAAGTAAAATTGGTTTGTTTATTCCTGCATTCATGACCCTTAACCAGTTCAAAGATGAATTTGGAAACACTAACTACAAAGCTGCAATTGCATATCTTGAGAGAGTTAGAGCCAAACTTAAAAAGAACGTAAAAAACAAAACATCATACGAGAGTGAAACTGTTCAGAGACCTATGGTACACTCTGAGGTTTTCTTACTAGCGAACAATTCAATATTACCTACAGTTGATTTAAAGGAACACATGGATTCTTTACTGACTATGCAAGATAACCCAGGAGTTAAAGGACTTGCAGGTTGGATGAAATTAGAAGATGGAGTGCCTAAGTTCAGGGTAGATAAGAATTATTGGCCAACAGATTACCCAGTAAATGCCAAAGATAATAATACTGGTGCTGTTGTGGTTTGGGATTACCCAGATCCTAAAGCTGAGTATGGATGGTACGTAGCAGGAAATGACCCTTATGATTTTGATGTCGCCCCAAACTCAGCCTCCCTAGGTTCAGTTGTGGTGATGCAAAGAGGTACTGCATTCAATGGTGGCTATGATAGAATAGTCGCAGAATATACAGGAAGACCGAACTTAGCAGAAGATTTTTATGAACAAGTAAGGAGATTATTAGTATGGTACGGAGGTGCTATGTGTTTGTATGAAAATGAAAAGCAGCATATTAAAGTTCACTTCAAGAAGAATTTTTCATTACATTTGTTAGCATATACGCCAGGAGTTATGAAGGCTAATGAGTCTTCAAAAACTGCTCAAGTTAGAGTCTATGGTCAACACATGAGTTTGCCAGTTAAAAAAGAGTGTGAAATTTATTTGAGGGAATGGTTACTTACTCCTATTGGAGACGGTAAATTACAAATGCATACCATCAAATCTATTCCATTACTTAAAGAATTAATTGGATATAACGATAAAGGAAATTTTGATAGGGTGATAGCTATTATGTTAGCTATTATTCAGCTGATACAAATGAGAAGTTTTGTATTGGAAGACACTACCAAGAAAGATGAAAATGCTGTAGACCCGTATTCTTTTTTTAAACGACCTATGTACAAATCAAATATAAACTAAATGTATCAAGAAACTACTCATAGAGGTATGCCCCCACAAAATATACCTTCTACAGAAAAGACACCTAAATGGGGTCGTGAATGTGTATTAGCAATTAAGTCTATGGGATCTAGCCAGAATGATATGGGTAGATCAACCAAAGAGAACAAAGCTGAAAATTATGATTTAGTTAATTCCATTTTTGATAAAAGTAACATGGAGCATGTGCTTTCTCCATACGGAATAGATTATTCTAAGTATGGTGGAACTGCTACAAAGATGCAATCCTATAACATAATTCGTAGTAGGCTAGAAACCCTGAGAGGAGAAGAAATGAATTCTCCGTTAACGTTTTTTGTTTACGCTATAGCAGGAGAGGCAGTATCAGCTAAAAAAGCTAAGAGGAAGCAAGTTCTTATTGATATGATGAAAACTAGCATACGTAGGGAATATGAGCTAGAAGAAAAAGTAACAGAGCTAGAGTCAACCATGTCTGAGCTTCAGGAGAAAATGGCTTCTGTAAAAGATCAACAAGTAATGCAACAGCTTCAACAGCAAATGAAAGCTGTTCAAGACGAGAGAAATAATATGCCAGACATTAAGGCAGAGATGAAGAAATTCAATTCTTCTTATGTTGATCCTACTGAACAAACAAACAACAAAATACTTAAATTTTTAAAACGTCACGATAAATTAGCCTTGAAATTTAATCAAGGTTGGTTTCACGGTTTAGTATCCTCAGAAGAAGTTTATTTTACAAGCATTGTAAATGGGCATCCTTCAGTAAGAACTGTTAACCCACTGCAATTTGAGTATGACAAAGGTGCTAACACAACTTTCATCCATGAAGGAAACTGGGGAAGAGAGGAATTTTGGTTACCAGCCAGTGAAGTTATTGATATGGTTGGTGATGTACTGACAGACAAGCAAGTAGAGAAGATAATGAGTGGTCAAGCGGGTCAGTCATTTATGACTCAAGGAATGCAACAAGGATTTGTTTACGATTATGATGGTGGACAAAAGAGAGACTTCAGCCAAGGACAATCTGGTTCTCATGTTTATTGTATGCAGTGCTCTTGGAGATCTGCTATGAAAACAGGTATGTTAAGTTACCCTGATCCTAGAACTGGAAAAATTGTAGAAACTGAGGTTGATGATACTTTCAAATTAACTCCTGAGCTTAAAGAGATTGGAGCTACTATAGAGTGGGAGTGGGACACAGAGATATGGGAAGGATTGTTGATTGGTGATGACATTTTTGTAAATGTTAGACCTAAAAACAACCAAACTAAAAATCTTCCATACATAGGATTTGTATATAACAACGTGAATTCTATAGCTACCTCTATGGTAGATTTAGTTAAAGCTCACCAGTACACATACATAATTATATGGTGGAGACTTGAACAGGAAATAGCCAAAGCTAAAGGTAAGAAGTTCATAATGGATTTTGCACAACTACCCAAGTCTATGGGGTGGGATGTTGACCAATGGATGTACTACTTTGAGAACATGGGAGTTATATGGATTAACTCAAAGGAAGAAGGTAGAAAAGGAGACCCTACCTCTACTGCAAACTTTAACCAGTTCCAGAGTATAGACATGAGTTTATCTCAAGTGGTTGGTCAATACATGTCAATTCTTGAAAAACTAGAAGCCTTAGTTGAAGATGTAATGGGAGTATCTCCACAAAGAATGGGGAATATCCAAGCATCAGAAACTGCTACGGGAGCACAAACAGCTGTATCAAGATCAACCAATGTTACAAAGCCATGGTTTTATTTCCATGATTTGGTAAAGGAGGAAGTTCTTAACGAGATGTTAGAACTTGCAAAAATAGCATATATGGATGGTGCTGAGATGGAACTTATCTTAGACGAGTCTGAAATAGAATCTCTTAAAGTAGATGGAGATAAGTTAAATTCTTCTGATATGGGAGTGTTCTTAACCAACTCATTTGAAGATAGAGTTAAAAAGGAAAAAGTTGAACAGTTGATAACAGCTGCAGTACATCAAGGTAAAGCTAGTTTATTGGATGTAGCTAACGCTATTGATTCTGAATCTATGAGTTACATGAAGGCTACTTTAGAAGAAGGGGAAAGAAGAGCTGCTGAAGCTGCACAAGCTGACTCTAAAGCTAGATCAGAAGCAGAACAAAATCAATTAGAAGCTACTAGAAAAGAATCTGAGCTTGAAAGAGCTAAAGACCTTAACATAGCTGCTGATAAAAATAAAACAGATATTCTTATTAAGAAAATGGATATTCTAAAAGAAACTTCTAAGGATACTTCTTTAGAGGAATTGAAACTAGCGTCTGATGCAGCTATAGCTGAAGCTAAACTTGAATTAGACAATAGAAAAGAGACTAATAGATCTGCAGAAAAAAGCAGGAGTTAAAACAAAAACCAACTCAAAATGGAAAGTAAAATTAAAGTAGTAAAAGAGGCTAAGTCATTTGGACACATGAATTTAAACAGTACAGATTTTCCTGAGGTTAAAAATTTTAACCTAGGAGAACCTATACAAGTTCTAGTTACTTTAGATATTAAATCTCTACGTGCACCAGACAGATGGGAAATAGCAAGTAAAGAAGCTAATCCTAAAGATGTTCATGCAGGAGGAGATATTATTAAAGTAGAATTTCCTAAAAAATTAGTTAAAAAATAATTAGCTGATTAGTAGCAGTTTATGAAAATATTAAAACAAATTTTGTTTTAAATTATTTTTTTATAGTACATTTACACAACAACAATAGTATATATATATGAATTTCGACACAATTTGGGGTGATATTGAACTTCCAGGTGCTGTAACAAAACCAGCAGCAGAAGGAGATAAGAGCAAAGTTGAACCTGATAAACCTAAAGAAAAACCTGAAGAGCAGGAAGAAGAGGAGCAAGAAGAAGAACAAGAGGAGCAAGATCAAGGGGAAAAAGAAGAGGAAAAATCTCCAGAAGGTTCTGCCGATACAGAGAAATCTAAAATTCCACCTAAAGCAACTTATTCAGATGAAGATTTAGATAAGACTTTTGAAATCTTAGATTCTCAGGGAGTATTAGATTTAGATGATGATGAAGAAGTAGAAGCTACCCCAGAAGGAATAGCAGGAGCAATAGCTTCAACTATTAGAAAAGGAGTTGCTAAAGAACTTTCATCAGCACCAGAATCTGTGAAAAGATTGTATGAACATTTAAGTAAAGGTGGTTCAGAAGAAGATTTTGAATTCATTAGTGCTCCAGAAGAGTGGGCAGAAATGAATGAAGACGATGAGGATAACCAGAAATTAGCTTTTACTCAAATGCTTATCAACCAAGGAATGTCTGTTGAAGAGGCAGAAGAAGAAGTTGAAGAGGCAGTTCTTAACAAGAAACTGGAGAAAAAATCAGCTCTTGCGTTCAAAGCTTTAATAAAAGCTGAAGAAGAAACTAAAGATCAGAGAGCTGAAGCTTTAAAAAATGCTGATAAGTTAGCTGCTAAGAAAGCTGAAGAAGATATTGAAAAGTTAAAGACTAAGATTAAAACAATAGATAATATTGCAGGTTTTAAAATGACCCCAGATAGACAATCTAAGTTTGAAGATTATCTTTTTAAAGTTGACAAAAAGACTGGTAAGACCCAGTTACAACTAAACATGTCTGACGAAGACAGGAAGTTGAAAATTGCTTTTATGGATTTTGTAGAGTTCAATCAAGACGACATTACAAAAGAAGTAGAAACTGATTTAACTAAAACTAGAAGAAGAAAGTTAACTAGATTCAAAAATAAAACTGCATCTAACACTAATTCTAGTAAAACTGTTAAGACAGCAGCGAAGAGTACAGGGAAAATTGTTTTTCCAAGTATTTTTTCAGGAGGTAAAAAATAGATTAAATAAACATAAATTATGAATCAAACAGACGTATCGCCGTTGCAGCTACATAAGCTGCGTGCATTGCCAGCTGGGATGACTGAATCAGATCACTTATCCATGGCTTACTTGACCGAACCAGAAAAAATGGATGCTGTATTAGCATTTGCATTCGGTACACAAAACGAAACAGTACTTTCAATGTTAACAGGAGGTATTGGTAACACAAGATTTGTTAACAACCGTGAATATAGCTGGGAGCTACATGGACAAACTGAGAGAGCTATTGTGGTTACAGGTCCTCTTAACAATGGTGCTAAGCCAGGTGTTGGAAATCTTCCTTTCAGATTTAAGATGGAAGAAGGAATTTTCCAAGTTTCAGATAACTTAGTTTCTGATAATGGTACAATGTGTAGAGTATCTAACGTTCAATCTAATGGATTGGATTTTATTTATACTGCAGTTCTTACTGATCCAGATCCTAAGAAATGGATGAAGGCTGACCAGATTGAAGAAGGCGCTCGTTTCTCTAAAGATTTCTCTACTGTTGAGGAATTCTCAGACAAAGGTGGTGGAACAGATTTCGTTGCTCCAATGACGTTAATGAATCAATTAACAACTTTACGTAAGCACTATGCAGTATCAAGATCTGCAGCTACTGACGTAATGGTTATTGAATTATTTGCCGAAGATGGAAGTTCTACGAAATTATGGACAAAATTAGCTGAGTGGACAGCGTTAGCTCAGTGGTACAAAGAAATTGATAGATCTTTTATCTATACAATCTATAACAAAGACCCACAAGGTCAAGTTAGATTACAAGGTAAAAACCAACGTCCTGTTTATCACGGAGCTGGTATTAGACAACAAATTTCTCCTGCAAACAAGTTATTTTACACCAAATTAACTTATGATATTATGGATGAGTTCTTATTAGACTTATCGTATAATGCAGATCGTTGGGGTGGAAATTATAACTTCGTTGCCTTAACTGGTAAGATGGGAGTTAGAGAATTTAACAAGGCAGTTCTTGAGCGTAAGAATGATCTTGGTATTACTGTTACTGATAATGGAACTTTCATTACTGGTAAAGGAGATAACTTAACATTAACTGGACACTTTAAAACTGTTGAGTTCTTGAATGGTGTATCTTTAACTGTTAAGGAATTCTCTCCTTACGATGATGATGTTCGTAACAGAACATTACACCCAGTAACAAAGAAGCCATTGGAATCTTACAGATTTACAATCTTAAACTTTGGAGCTGTTAATGGAGATGCAAACATCAGAAAAGTTGCTAAAAATGATTCTGAGAATGCAATGTGGTATGTATGTGGTTCTACTACACCTTATGGTGATGTAGCAAACAGTATCAATACAATGAGATCTAACGGTTTAGACGGTTATGAAGTTCACATGTTAGCAGAAGTTGGTATCCAAATTCAGGATCCTACAAGTTGTGGTGAAATTATAATGAGAGCAAACTAGTATCTTTTACTTTTGTTGTGTGGGAGGTGTAAAAGCCTCCTGCAAAACAATTGTATTATAAATATTCCTTTAATATTCAACAACAAAGTAAACACAAATCATAGTATGGAAAAAAGTAAAAAGTCTAGATACGTTGTAAGAACCCTGAAAAGTTTAGACAGAAATAAAGTAGTTCAATTCAAACAGATACACGTTGATAGATTAATCAAACTTAAAAAGTTTGCAGGTTCATTCACAGGTATTGGACCAGGTTTAGATAAAAATGGTACCCCTTCTACAGGACTTAGCGAAGATTTCAGAGAAGATGGAGTTAAGAATACAGCATTATCAACTGGAACAAGAATAGGAATGGAGCAGTTAATGGAGTTGCCTGAAGGTTCTTTAAAACCTACATCACCATACTGGACTCAATTTTATGTAAGAATGGATTCTGAGACTATTGACTTAGATCTTTCAGATGATACAGACCTTTTAAAATATTTATTTTTACTTGGTCAGTCTATTGTAGCTAACGGATTAGAAGAAGCTGAGAATAATGCGGATGCAGAATTTGTTATTTATTCTAAAGAACAAGAAGCTAAAAATAGAGTAGATAGTAGAAGTGCGTTGAAAGAAGCATATAGATTATCTGATAAGTTAGATAATGAAACTAAATTACAGATTTTATCTGTATATGGAATTAATGCTGATGCATCTCAAACTAATATTATCACAGATAAGATTGATGAGAAGCTAGAAGAAGACCCAGAGAAGTTCTTAAAATTAGCTGCAGATAGTAACTTAGTTGTTAAATCTTTATTCTCAAGATGTTTAGATAAAGGTATTATTACAGCTAAAGATGGTTCTTTCTTTCACAATGAAGTTCCTTTAGGTTTTGATAAAGAATCTGCCGTAGTAGCTATTGCAAATAACATTCAGTTAACAGCTGTGTTAAAAGCAAAATTATCTGGAGATATGGATCTAATACAAGAAGCATTAAACCCTTCTAAAGAATAAATAAAATGACTGGAGCAGATTTTTCATTATATGTAAAAGCAAAGCTGAATAGAATTGATACAAGCGCTTGGGAGGATGTGCGTACTGAAGAGATTCTATTCTTCGCATTAGATGCGTTGAAAAAGCTTTCACTTAGATTTGATGCAGGAGATGTTCCAGTTACTTTAGATAAAAGTGTAATTAATAACTATTTATCTTCTATTACAAAAAGGCAAACTATTGATTTGGTAGACAATAAAATTATTCTACCTTTACTATTGAAAATTAAAGATGCTGAAGTTCTAGTTAAAGTTGGCAACCAGACAGGAGTACAACCTACAAGAGAACTTCCTACAGAAAGAATTAGCAATATTAAAAATAGTCCATTGTCGAGATCTTTTCCTGACAAACCAATTTACTTCTTAGCAGAAGAAAAAATTGTATTTTTGACGGATAGCACATTTACATGCGAAAAGGTATATCTAACATTTTTAGAGTACCCCGAAGAAATTGTAGAGTCAACTGGTTTAGATATGCCTTTCATGTCAGAACTGCAAGATGAGACAACAACTTTGATTATAGAGAATTTAGAAAATAGAAGGATTCAAACTCAGCCTACTATTACAAAACAATAAATGAGTTATTAATTAAATATTAAATATTATGCGTAATTATGTATCAAAAGTGCTTGTCGGTAATGGTATTGGTTTTAAAGCAATCGATACACTGACGGAAGGTGAAATCGTATCTATGGATTTAGATACAAGGGCAGCAGTAACAGCCGACACTAAAAACATTGTATTTGCTAGAGGTACCTCAGTGTTAGGTGAGCCTTTAATAGCAGGTCCAATTACGGTGAAGGGAATTGAGTCTTCAGTGACCAATCCTTATGAAGCTGCAGTCAATCAAAAATCTACATTAACCGTAACAACAGTTCCTGCTGTAGGAAAAACTGCTTTGTTTAAAGTTGTGTACATTGATAATTTAAGTATTGTTCCTAATCAAATTAAGCAGACAGCTATTTCAGTTACTGCCGGATTTGGAGAAACTGTTTCTAGTTTTGCTGAAAAAATTGCAGCAGAGTTTAACTTACAAGAATACTTGTTCGTTACAGTAACTCAAGCAGCTGGTGTAGTAACATTTGAAGCTAAAGTTTTGCTTACTAGAAGTAACTACAATGGAATTGATAAACCAGAAACATTAACTTTTGAAGTTGGTGCTCCTGATGAGTTCTCTGGAGTCGGTAAATATAGTGTTGCTAGAACTGTAGCTCCTAAATTAGGACAAGGTGATGCAGCTACTATTGCATGGTTAGAAGATCGTCATCAAGGAAGACAGGGTTTTTCTGACAGACGTTCTTGGAATAACCCTAGAAAGTTTAGTCCTACTGCAGAAAGAGGTGTATCTTATGATACAATTGTTATTAATGCAAACTCAATCGTTGAAGGAGATATGCAAGATAACAGAGCCAATCCAGTTGGAGTTATTTTAGCTATTGACAACACTGATAATATTCCTGCTGGAATGTTTTATGAAGAGTTAGAAAAAGTTATGAACTTGACGGAAATTCCTTCATAGTATTATTCATTCATTTAGATTTAAAAAGCTTGACATATTTTGTCAGGCTTTTTTTATATATTTACATTATGAAAGCTAAAGAACATATTTTCAATTTAAGAGATAATTTAAGAGTTGCTAATAGTTCTCTTTTAGACAAGACAGATCAACATCTAATGTTCATGTTAGATGAAGCTAGATCTATACTTATCAGTAGAAAAATTGCCAATAGGCATAACATTGATAACATGATTCAGTACTGTGATATTCTACCTTCAAAAGCCAATTCTAACGACCTTGCCATAGTAGGTGAAGAAGAGTTATTAAAGGTAATTATTCCTAAACCAATATCACTAAATGACAACATTGGAATATTTTCAGTCGGTAATAATGATGCAAGAACTTCATACGCAAAAATTGACTACGGGAGAATAAGAACTTATATCCATAGAAAGTACACTTCAAAAACACCAGTATGGATTTACTCAAATGACACAATACTTATATTAAACTCTGTTAGTGGATTACTAACTAAAGTTAGAGTTAGAGGAGTGTTTGATGAGCCATGGAGAATAGAAAAAATTAAGGGTAATATTAACCCATTAAATCCTTTTGATTTTGAGTATCCTTTGTCTTTGAAAGATTCTAATGCTGTGTATGACCTAGCTATGTCTGGGGATTTATCGTGGGGAGATTTCGCACTACAGAGTATAGCAAGAAAGAAAGCTGAAGCTAACAAACGTGCCGAAACTAGATAGAAATTTAATACTACTCAAAGAGGTTTATAGATACTACAAGAATCACGCTAAAGGCGAAATTGTAGACTTAAAAACATTCAAAGAGATACTGGATACCCACGGAACTGAGTTTAACAAGTTCTTATTAGCAGGAAAAGATGTGAAACTCTTCAGTGGATTATCTTTAATGGGAGTTAGAAAGCACGTTCAATTAACATATATTGATAAACTAGCATCAAAGAAAGCAGGTAAAAAAGTATTAAAAACTAATACACATTCAGGAAATTATGTTGCTAAAGTGTACTGGAGAAGGAGTAGGACTAGAATCAATTCACGAGGATGGAGTTTCAGATCAAGTAGAGAACTATCGTCAGGAATAAGTACTATAATGAAAAGGCATTTAGGACATACTACTTTTGTAGGAAATATGGGAGTTTATGACAAGAATGCAAAATCTGAATATAATAAAAAAGTATTAAAAATCATCTTATGAATTTTGAAGTTCCAGAAGTAGTAATAGAAAAGACAATCCGAGGATTTGGGTTAAAGGATTATGAGTATGTAGTAGATGATTTTGTCGAAGATATTGCTGAAGCAATGAAGTTGATAGGAGCTGAAAAAGTTTTTGCTGTAAGAACTTGTGAACTTAAAGTTATAAATTCTACTGCTAAATTGCCTAGAGATTTAGAAGCAATAAAATCTATATATCCTGATGTTCCTTATAGTCATGTAGGTCAATTTATAGAAATTGATTTATCTAATACCTCATCTGTTGTATTAACTTATCAAGCAATGCCAGTAGATGAAAGAGGGTATGTTTTAGTTCCTGACAATGCTGCAGTTCGTGAAGCTGTAATGTGGTATCTGGCAAAGTTCTTAATACTTAGAGGTGTTATAAAAACTGTTTCATACTCAACGGCAGAAGCTGAGTGGCAGTGGAGATGTGGTTCTGCGAGAGCTGAGATGAATGTAATGAACATTGGAGCTTGGGCAAAGGTGCAGAGAGATTTTGTATCCCTCAATAACTCTTCATCTTCAATAGATCCTAACATAAAGTATATTTTAAATAGAGAAAAGAACAGACTTAGATAATGGAAAACATAAAATTTGATAAAGGTATTTTCACAGCTAATGCTGAAAGCAAGACTCCAGAAGGCTTTTATTCAGATGCTATGAACATTAGAGAGAATGGACCAGTAAGACAAACCGATGAGGGAATGCTTAAAACTAGCGTACCTGATGGAGTTACTATATGGGGAAATACGGCTATAGCAGATGAAACTATTATCGTTGGACAATTATACTCAAGAACTATAATAGGAGTTCTAGGAACAGATAATTCATGGACAGTAATGAGTCATAGGGATGTTGATACTATAAGAGCTATCAAACCTTTACAAGTTACGGGTAGAAAGAATTGGGCAGGAGAAAGATTGATATATTTTTCTACTGCAAATGGAGCTAGGAGAATAAACTTAGATAAAGAACTTCCTACAAATGATGAGGAATTTGATAAAATAACCTCTTTATTCCTTGAGTATGATTTACCAAAAACAAACTATTTAGGTGAAAACAGTACAGGAAATCTATCTAGTGGTGTTTATCAGTTTGGTGTTAGACTAGTAACTGACTCAAAAGCTGCAACTCCATTTGGTATAGTTACAGGTGTGATACCTGTTACCCCAGGAAATGTAGGAACACTTAGGAATGATGTACACGGTGCACCCCCTCAAACTCCTACAAATAAAGCTATAGAACTAGAGATAAACAATGTAGATTCAGCCTTCAAATACATACAAATTGGTATTCTTACATACGTAGGATTAGCCAATGTTCCCGTAGTAAGTGTGAGTAATCTTATACCCATCAATGATAGGGTTAACATGAAGTACACTTACACAGGAGAATCTGATAATCTATCTCAAATTAGTCTTAATGAATTTATAACATCTGGTGCGAACTACGATACTGGTGAGTTCTTTACACAGACTGGTGGGACTTTACTAATCGGATCTCCTACAGAATCAGATACACCAAATATTGATTGGCATAGAGTAGCTCAGAATATTGTATCTAAATATGTGGTTAAGAAAATAGCCTATAAAGAAGATTTAAACTTTGAAATAACTACAGAGACTATAACCAAGCAAGGAAAACAAAAAGTTATTGAAACATCTTCCCCCGCGATGGATGATTCTTACAAAAATCCAGTAACTGTAGAGAAATTTAAAAGTCACAGACGAGGAGAAGTTTATGGATTTACGCTAACTCCTGTGTTTACCTCTGGAGTTCTTGGGCCAACTGTACACATACCTGCAGATAACTCATCAAATACTGAGCCTTCTGTAGGTTCTTCTATTGATGATGGCGGTCTGTTGGGAACCTTTATATCCCAAGAAGAGTACCCTGATAATAGATACCCAAATATTCCCATATCAAGTGGTTTAAGATTCCACAAATTTCCTACTGCAGTACAACAACCATTGGTGTCAGGAAGTGTAGATTCAAATAACCTTCATATTAGAGTTCTCGGTGTTAAGTTTGAGAATATTAAACTACATTCTTCAGAACTTCAATACCAAAATACCATAAAAGGTTATATAATTGGTAGAGTAAATAGAAAGGGAAGTGAGTCACAACTAGCTCAAGGGATAGTTAGACCTACTCAAAGTATAAGATACAATAACGAGGATGAATTTACTAGAAGTACGGCCATTGCTGATGGGCATACTAACTGGTTGATTGATACAGCTGCTGGTGGAACTGCCAGTGGATGTTACCCAGTATCTAAAGATTACTCAAATTTTACCTTTGTATCTCCTGATATTATACACAACTTACACAGCGAGGATGAAGCATCTCATATTTATCAGCATTCAGCTTATAGATGTAATCCTTATTCTGCTTTAACAAACTTTAGTGCAGAAACATCTAAAACTAACACGGGTAAAGCCAATGTAGCTTTTAAAAACATAACAGGTGAAAAAGATCCTAACTTTAGTATAGACCAAACCAAGTCACAGTTATCAGGAGATAGAGTAAATATAGGTCCATTTGGATTACCTCTACAGCCAGGTATAAGAGGAGGTAAGGAGAATACTACTGTTGTTAAAGGAACTGACATTATTAGAATGGCATCATCTGATGGGTTCTCTTGGTTAAGCACTTCTAATGGAAATCCTATTAAATTTGATAGGACTGATGATACTCTATACAATGTGTATCAGTTAGCATCAAATAGTAGTCATAGACATGGATTAGTATTTGCTGGAGATTCATCTCCTATATATACGGGTGTGCCTAATTTATCTAGCAGTAGACCTTCATTTGTAGTCCACTCATTGTATCGTGAAGTACTAAAGCCTTTCGGAACATTAGATCAAATGGTCTCTATGCAAGTACATTTTGCTGAAGCTAACTCTACTGAGACTACATTCTTTAATGGTGATACCTTCATAAATAAGTATGGGTTATCTCTAAATGATGAAGGATTTTATCCTTATAACAATAAGGATGACGACGGAGCCGATTCTTACAATAAACCTGCCAATATGTCTATGATTGTTTATATGTGGATTGAATCTAGTAATAACTATGATTTTAAACACTATGAAGAACCTGAAACATTTAGCGCTGAATCTGTTACAGGTTCAGGATCTGTACCTTACTATCCTGCATACAAAGTCCTTAGTAACTATGAAGTTCCTTTAGGAATTTTGTCTATGAGTGGTGATGCCTTTAAAAGGTTAGGTTATGCAAGTCAATACAACAATCAATACTCTGCACAACCTAATGCTAAGCCATTTGCAGTAACTCCTAAAGAAGATTTAGAGAGAAAAGCAGAGCTTAGAAACAGAATACTGTACTCTTCTGAGTCAGTGCAAGGTGAGAAAGCAGACGGTTATCAGATATTTTTACCTAATAACTACTATGATTTACCATCTGAGCATGGATACATGACAGATATATACGTGAATAATGAACTCTATGCATCAACACCTGAGACACAGTGGTTGTTATTCTACAATACTTTAGCAACTCAGGCAACTTCTGTAGGTGAGGTGGTACTAGGAACTGGAGGAGCATTCAATAGACCAGCCAAAGCATTGAGTACCTTAGATGGAGGATATGGTGGTACTAGTCATTGGACACATGCTGTAGATACTCCTAGGGGAAGGTTCTTTGTGGATAAGAAACAAGGTATTATGTTCCAATCTATAGAAGGATTAAAGCCTATTTCCGCAATGTTCTTAGATGATTCTTACAAGGATAGTATCCCATTGCTTGATGATATGTCTATTAGACTTGGAGTAGAGGCAATGAGAGATAGAGTATTCATAAGAATTGGTAATGAGATGTATTCGTATGGATATTCTTCTGAGATGTTTATCAGTAGACATAACTATTTGCCTAGATGGATGCTATCTCATGGGCCTAATATGTTCTCTCAAAAAGATTCCAATTCAATTGGTAGATTAGGAGTTTATAAACATAGTAAAGGAATCAATGGTTATTACTATGGACTTAGAACTCCTAGCTATATAACACTGGTAGCAAATATGGGATCTAATACTTCAAAGGATTTTAAATCGCTATCTTTAGTAACACAAGTAAATAGTTTAAGTGGAGATAATTTGCCATTTAAAACGTTTGATGAAATTGAAGTATGGAACAAGGAACAATACACAGGTCTTGTGGATATTGTTATTAAGGAAAATGCCTTTCAGAAAGAGGGAATTCTAGAGACTTTAACTTCAAGAATTAAAAATAGTTTTAGATTAAGCATACATAGAAACATAGTAGCTAATCCGAATTTAAGTATATTTGAACCTAGTAATCACTTACAGCTTAAAAAAGATCTAGTTCCTACCAAATGGCTAGATAAAATTAAAGGGAATTACATTAACATAAAACTCATTAACCTTAATAATGAAGGCACTTTAAAGTTGGAAGATGCTTCAATATTAATAGCAGAAAATAACAGATAACATGGAAGAAAAATTAATTAAATCAGCAGCCGAGAAAGGGTTAAAGTTCGAGGGTGGAGCAAGTGATATAATAGGAGGTATCTCTGGGGCAATGGGAGCTGTGGGACAAATTTCTAGCAATCTAAAATCTGCTAAAGAACTAGATGAGCGTGGTAATAGAATGGGTAAAGTTGATGCTGTAGGTAATACTTTAGCAGCAGCTGGAGCTGGTGCACAACTTGGTAGCATGTTTGGGCCGATTGGTGCAGGTATTGGTGCAGGTGCTGGAGCATTATTTGGAGGTATTACATCATTAACTGCTAGTACTCCATCTGCAGATGATATGATATTTAAAGAGGGAGAGTTCCAACTAGGTCAAAGTGTGTCATCATACTTACCAGAGGACGCTTTTGCTAAACAACAACTTATGGCTAAGAATGGTATGAACGTAGATGAGGGAGGTAAGACCATTGAAGTGGAACGTGATGAAGTAGTTCTTAGAAAGAGAGGAAAATCTTTTGTTAAGGTAGCTGATTTTAAAACAGGAAAGACCCACGAGCAAGGAGGAGAGGATTATAAAGCTGAAAAAGGTGATATTATAATGCCAGGTAAACTTAGAAATAAAGTTAATACTTTGTTACGTGGTAGAAAATGGAGTTCAATTGAATCTATGAGATTAAAACTACCTAGAGATAGTGGGCAACCATCATTTGCAGAAGGAACTTCCTCTATTGAAGATCCTTCAACTCCAGATAAATCTAAGACTCCAAATATTCCAGAATACTTATTTAATTCATTAGTAAATAATGGATTGAGTAAAACAGCTGCTAGAGGATTGATTGTGAATTTAGCGTATGAAACCAATGACTTTAAGAACTTAGAAGAAATTGGAACCAACGTACATGGAACTAAAGGTTATGGACTAGCACAGTGGACAGATTCTCCTACAACTAAAAGACGTACAGCGTTTGAAAATTATTTAGAGGAGAATAATACAGATGTAACTGATTTAGAGGCTAACGTAGGGTTCTTAATATCTGAACTTAAAGGTGAGCAGGACTACAATGTAGGACTTTCAATGAAAACTCTTAATAGTGCTAAGTCTGTTAAAGAAGCCGCAAATATAGTTCTAACTAAATTTGAGAGACCTCATGACCAAAGTGAGGAACATCTTAACAAAAGAATTAAAAGATCATCTAAGTTCTTAGAAGAAACTAAAAAATATACTCCGCCTAAATCAGAGGAGGTTAAACAAGTAAAGGAAGAAATCAAATCTATAGATGAGGAACAGGAATTCTGGAAGAATCAATCAGCATTAAGACACAGAGGTTCTACTAAAGGTAAAGCAGCCTCTCTAAAGAATAAAAAAGCCAAGGAGAATTTTGGAGGTGGAAGAAATGGATCTGTGAGCCCTGAAGACCTAGAAGCAGCGGGAGAAGAGGTTAGATTTATAGACAAGTTTAATTTTTGGGTAGATGATACTGTATCTAGTGCAGCTATGGGATTAGGATATGCTGGGAATCAATTAGTAGATTTCTTTACTGGTTCAGATTCTCAGGATTCATTTGATGAGTTAAAATTTGAAGACACTCCTGAAGGAAAAGTTTTAGAGAAAGAATATCAAGATGTTATATTTAATGCTATAGATGACGAAGAGACTTTATCTCTAGCAGGACTAACTGATTCAGCTAACTTTATATCTAAGTGGTCTACTAATTTACTTACAGCTCAATCTACGTCAGGAACAGATTTATATAGAGGTGCAAACCTTTTATCAATGTATGATGAAGATGGAGTAAATTCCATTAGAGCAAAGCTTAAAGAAAAAGGAATCTCTAAAGAAGGTATGTTCCTATTTGAAGACATGACAAGAAGCCCTCAAAATTATTACAGTAGTAACATTAAAGGAGCTGATGCTATAGATGCATTGACTTTATTAATGAATCCTATGGGAGCTGTGAATGGAACTAAAAGTTTAATAAAAGCAGTTCCTGCAGGAGCGAAGATGACTGGTAGACTAGTGAAATCAGGAATTGATACTGGAGCTAAGGCTACCGTGTGGACAGCTAAAAAAGCTAAGACTGCTCTAAAAGCTTTGAAAGAGGTTGATTGGAAAACAGCACCTAAAAAATTATGGGATGGAGTAGATAAAATGTTACAAGATGCTCCAATGTATGCTAAAGGTGAAGACATGTTTAGCATATTAAATGAAGCAGAGAAGCTATCCAAGACTACAAAGAACTCTACAGAAGCAACTGAGCTTGGTAAGAAGGTAAGAACATATAAATCTACTTATGAGGATGTAATATCACTTGCAAAAAAAGGTAGAAATAATCTAAGTAAGATTGTTTATGGAAGTTCTTTTGACGATCTAAAAACATTCAGACAGAAAGTAAAATCTACAACTGGATTAGAGTGGAAGGAAGCTAGTAAGCTTACTAAAACTGAACTAGCAAATGCTACAAAGAGACAGATGAAAGGATTTGAATCTGAAGTAGATGCATGGAATACAAAAATGAAATCAAGCCATGCTAAGTATAAAGCTAAGAAAGAGGAACTTTTACAGAAAGTGGATGCAGATGGTAAAGCTTTTGCAGAGAATCATCCAGAAGTTGTTAAGCTTAATAAGGAATTGGATGATATAGCAACTAAAATGGATAAGTTAGATGTGATGGGGGAGACACTAAAAAAGAGAACTCCAATGGCATTTGATAAAGACTATAACATTTTAGATGTTGAGATACAAGTTCCTGGAAGTCCACAAGTAACTGAAGATAGTAAGTTGTATGCTGAGTCTTACAAGAGCATTGTAAGGAACATGGATAACATGAATGATTCATTTCAAAGAACTCAAAACTTAAAAACTGCTAAGACTGCTGAACAGTTAGCAGATTTTGAGAAAACTACAGCTGGTGTTGTAGATAAATCTTTAACAAACATTACTAAGGAATCTAATAAAGCATTGAGACCTTTAATGAAGGGAAAGCAAGAAGCATTAGGAAAAATTGAAAACCTAGAGCAACTGCAGAAAGAATTTCCTGAAATCTATAACTCATTAGCGAAAGCAAAAAGACTTAATGATATTCCAAAAAATGCTGCTGGATTTAAAAGCTTTATGGATGTTCTATCAAATGAACCACCTGAAGATGGGTTAATAACTGGAGATGAAGAAGAGGAAGTTAAACCAAAGATGAGACCAGAAGCTAAGGCTGGAGAGTGGTCACCTGCAGGTGTTAAAGTGGATGATGATAGTTCTTTGCCGACTGATATAATTGACAATGGATTAGAAATGGATAGGACCAAAACCCCAAAGAAAGAGGGTAAAGGTTTAGATGCTATCAGTGCAGTTGGAGATGTAATTTCTGGTATAGCTGACTATGCTCCAGCAATATATAACATATCAAAAGGTATGGGAGGAGCAGCTAAAGCAGAGAGAAATTATGTTAATCCTGCTATGGAGCAATACGAGAATAACTCTCAAGCACAATTAAACTCTATTGATGACGCATTTAGTATGGCTATTGGAAATTCTAGAAATTTATCTGGAGGATTAGCTAGTAATTTTAGGGCCAATGTGGAGAAAGCTCATGCAGATAAGTTAGGTAGAACTAGCCAAGTTAATGCTCAAGAGACTCAAGTAGCTACAGGTGTTGCTAACAGGAATGTACAATCATTGAATCAGGCTAAACAATTCAATGCTAACGTAGATAATAACGCAGACCAAATGGATGCAAGAGCTGTGGCATCTAGAAACAGTTTCCTAGGTCAGGGTATAAATGACGTTGCTAATATAACAGCAGTTAAAAATAAGGATAAAGCGGCAGAAAAGAATCAAGGTATGCTTTATGATTTAATGATGAACAGTAATAAAAGATAGTTATGAATACAAATATGTTTGAAAAACCTATAGCAGCAAACCCTATTAGTCAGTTCTCTACACTTCCTCTTCAGTTTATAAACCAACTTCAGCAACAAAAAGCTCAAAAGGAGGTAAGCATGATAGCTATGGAGGATGAAATCAGTAATTCATTAATAGGAACCTCAGCTTTACCTGGGGATGCAAAAAGACATCAAGAAATTATTGGAGGTCTAGAATCTGAGCTAGATGTTATAGCTTCTAATGCTGGGGACTATAGTGAGATCCAAGGAAAGTTACAATCTATTAAAAGAAAAGTTTATCGTGAAATGAGGAATGGTGAGCTAGGTTCCATAAACAATAACTTCAAAGCTGCAGCTTCTAATAGGGAGGAGCAAATGAAAAACTTCAGAGCAGGTAAAGCTAGTAAAGCTGGTATCACTTTATCTATGCAAGGTGCAAATACTCATGTAACAACTAGGGATGAGTTTGGACAATGGAGTTCTTTTAGACCTTATCAGCCTTCCACAGTGACGGATTTCTATGGAGAACTTACTAAATCTGCTAAAGATATACAAGAGCAATATGACGAGATGGGTCAGGGTATGAAATCTAATGAAGCTATTTTAAGTAACCTTACTGCCAAGCTTGTTGCTAAGCCAGAGATAGAAAGTGCAATGAAGGAAAATTTTAATTTGCAATACACTCCTAAAGAAGATATTAATAAACAGCAATCTTATCTGCTGTATAAAAATGAAATGCTATCAAGAATTGTAAAAGATCAGGCATTCCAAAAGATTAGCGAATCAGAAGCTGGTAGTGGTAATACGGGTGGATTAATTCTTGATAACTTTAAAGTTGATGGAGGTGGATCTAGTTCTATGAAAGGTGGAACTGTTCCATGGCTGAGAGAAGTTGGGAAAGATTGGTTAGGCTTAGACTCAACTGGAGAATTTGATAAGTGGAAGAATTCTGAAAAAGGTAAGTTTGAGATAAAACATTTACAACAATTAACTGGTACTACAATGCCAAAGGATCACACTGATGCTGTGTCTTGGTATGAGGATAATATGCAGAGTAATTTAACCACTAGTATATCTACATCTAAAGTTCCTGCCAATTTAAAATATTCTATTATTAATAAAAAAGGATTTATCAATGTAAATTCTATAATTAAAAATAGAAATGGAGAGGCATTAAGTGAAGACTTCATTCAAAACAATATTGCAGGTTCAGATAAAGAGGGTAGAACAGCTCAGGTATTTGCAATAGCAAATGAGGGAACTGGAGTATCTGGAGAATATGTGATTATAGGAAAAGATGGTGAGCAGTATTTAATGGAACCTAGAGATGCTAAAACTCTTACTTCAGCTAAATATATGAACTCTAAGATATTTGATGTGCAAAGTTCATCAGTTAGAAGTGGTATAAAAAATGTAACTTTGTCATCCGACTTAAACGCTACTGATAACAATGGTAACGATATAGTTCTAGATGCTGGACAGTATGAAGTAAGAAATGAAACAGATAAAGAAGGGAATAGTCAAGGAGTGACATTATACCAAGATGGAAAGCCTATGTATGCTGGAGTAAAAAGACAAAATACTGATGGTACTGCAAATATAATTCATGTAAAACTAAGCAATGGAAAGTAAAGAAATAGATTCAGATTTAACAATGTTGGATAAAAATAAGGAGCCCGATTTCTTAGACCTTTTTAAACCATCTAAAACTCCTCCTACTCCTACACAAGCACATGTTCCTCAAAAAGCATTGGAAAGTCAATTAGTTGGTAGTACTGTTAAACAGGGTACTGTTGATGAGTTAGATAATTTCGGAAGTTTGTTTGAAAGTAAAAATCAAACAAGAGCTAGAAATCAATCGGAAGCTATCAAAGGTGTTAAAGCTGTTGGTGGAGGTATTTATCAGGGAGCTTTAATTGCATTAGAACAATTAGGTTATGTAGCAGATCTTGATACATACACCAATATGTTTAAAGAAACTGAAGACTTATCTGGAAATTTCTGGACTAGAGCATTTAAAGATGCTCAGGAAGCTGGTAGGGAATCTGATATGTTTAAAATATATGAAGATAACCCTGATGAAAACAGTATCCTATCTCAAATTTTTAAATGGAGTTCTGTAGAAGGAGCTGTTTCTTCTTCAATTGGATTTGGTTTAACGGGATTAGGAGCTGCCTCTTTAGTTTCAAAACTTGGAAAGTTAAAGCAATTTACCCAGCTTGGTGCTATGAGTGACAAGTTATTTGGATTAGCAGGAGGAACCAGTAAAGCCATAACAGGCCCATTGGCATCTTCTATGACTTCTAATTACTTCATGGGACAAATGATGGCTACAGATACTTTTAATCAATCCATGGAAGTTCTTAGGTCTGAGGGAAAGATAGGAGATGGTGAAGGTCAAATGTCAGAACTAGAAGCTCAGAAGATAGCAGCCAATAATGCACAGGAAGTTGTAGGCTTAAACATGTCTTTGGTGGCTACGTCCTATTTAAAGTTTGGTAACATATTCAAAAGAACTTCTAAGTTTGGTGTAAAAATCAGTAATCCGAGTACTATGGCTCAGATGAAAGATATGATTATTAAAGGTTCTCCTACTGCAATGACTGAAAACATATTTCAGGAGATGATTCAAATGGAGCAAATTTATGATACTTCTTTTGAAACTGGAATTGCTACAGATTATTCAAGTGACTACTGGGATAGAATGTCAGAGTTAGCATTATCTGATAGAGCAATGCATGCAGGAGCATTAGGTGTAGCAGGTGGACCAATACAGTTTGCTATCATTCAAAAGCCTTTAATGAGAGAACAATTAAAGCAACAAAAAATAGCATACGATAAACAAGAAGGCTCAAACAAATGGGGTAAAGAACTAGTTGAGAATAGAATCAATACTTTTAAAAAGTTTGAAGAAGCTTCTAACAGAGCAATAGTTTCTATTGACCCTGAAGCATCTAGATTGGCTGATGATATGAGTATGATTGAAGAGATAGCTCACCATACTAAATGGGGTCAATTAGACTTCTTTAGAAAAGATGTAGAGAATGCTTTAGAGATGACTCCAGAGCAATCTAAGGAATTAGGTTATGATGATAACTACAAAGAGATAGCTCAAGAATTACTAGGTACAATAGACTCAGCGAATGAATACAGTAAAAAATATTATTCATTAGAAAACTATGATACTATAGTTTATAATAGATTAATCGCTGACAGAGTATCTAAAGATCATGCAATACTGCAGGAGAAAATCATGGGTATAGAATCTAAAGCTTATGCTGTGATAAGTACTTTATATCCTCAACATTTATCTTCTTTAGACGAGAACCTAAACATAAAGAGAGACCCTTCAAGATTTGAAGGTATGACTGATTTAGAAGTAACTAAACTTAGAGCAAAAGAACTTAAAGCTGATGTAGAGATTAAAGAAATACTTGCTACTATTCCAGAATTTTCTGAGTTGCAAGATATTAAAAAGAAACAAACACAAAGGAAAGAATTATACAAAAAACTTAATACAAAATTTTCTGAATTAACAAGTGAGAAATACCAAAGAGATTACATCAATAAAGAAAAACAAAATGCAGATAACATTGTACAGGCTGCTAAAGATAAAACTAAAGAAGACAAACTAGATGCTATTAAAAAAGAAACATCATTTAGGAAACTAGATGATGTTATTTCTGATAAAGGAACAGAAAAACAGCAACTACAAAGAGAGAAGAATTTAGTTGAATTCAATAATACCAAGTTACAAAGACAAGGAATTAAACAAGGAGAAACTTTTACCTCAATTGACAAGAATAAAAACAAAAGAGAGTTCTCACCTGATGATTTACTTAGGTCTGTAGATGGGAGATACTTTAGAGTTAAGGGTCAGAATTATGCCACTAAACTAAAAGGAGGTCTTAAATTTGCTGCCAACCCATTAATATATGAAACTGATGCTTTTGGTAAAGGAAATAAGAATTCTTTAATTGAACTTACAGATCACTCGTTCCTACGTCCAGAGATTAAGCATCCTAATAGTAACGGAAAGTATGTATCATCAGGTCCTGAAAGTTCTTGGGGCCCTTACGCAAGAGTAGATTCTATATTGAAACCTAATAACTTTTTATATGAAGAGGCTAAAAGAGAAAGAGCTATATTAGGTGAAGCTATTACAGTTAGGAATATGGAGTACAAGAGCAATAGGTCTAAAACTTTAGAGCCTACTCCAAATTCAGAACAATTTAATTTTACATTAGCCAATGAGGTTCTATTTGATGGGGATACTATTGACATTGAAATAAAGCCTAGGCTTGAAGGAGATGGTAATAATTTCTTAGATGTGTTTATTGGAGATCAAAAAGTTTCTAGACTAGATAGACAATCAAATATAAACTATGATGCTATTATTCAAGCACTGAAGAATGGTCCAGTGACTGGTAAAATTGTACAAAAGTACACTAGCAAATCTAACTTGGTTCAAATATTAGATAATGATGGAAATCCTATTAGGAGTTCTTTATCCGAAATGAAGAATATGAAATCTGAGTATTTGCCTAATGGTAAAGTGTATATTGCACAAACTCCTGGGGAAACTACTTCTATTGATTTAGCACCTACTACTATATCTGAAACAGGAGAAGTAATATCTGATAATTTCCTTACTATAACAAAAAAGGATGGTACCACTACCACGGTAGAGATTCCTTATTCAGCAATGACACCTGGAGATACTTATGCACTTATCCTTTCACCTGCAGGTAGATTAATGCCTGTGTCTACGTCTACTAAACAAATCATAGAACTTAAAGGTAAAGATGGTCAAGAGGGTTCTTACATAAATGATATTGTTGAAGATATAAATGATTCAGTAGATAAATTATTTGGAGAAATAACAGAAGATGAAACTGCCTTTGATGAAGCTTTAAAAGAAGAAATTGCTACTTCAGGAAATAAAACCAATTCAGAAATTCAAAAAGAGTTTCAACAAAAGAAGAGGGAACAAGTGTCTTCTCAATTTGAACAACAAGTTGCTGAATTTAATGATAATGTATTTAAACACTTTAGAAGTAATTCTTTTAAATACACTATGATTGGAAATGTTGATGGTACTTATGAATTTGCAACAGATACTAACTCATCAAATCGTAGAGCTAAAATTTTAAATGCAGGTTACTTTACTGTGGGAGTAGGATTAGATTCCAACAATAAAATATCTCCTTACGTTACAATTAAAAACCCAGATAGAATTTTAGAAAGATTGGATGAGAGAGGGAAATCTAGATCCGATAACTTTATATATGTTCACTTAACAGAGAACCCTCAAGATTTTAAAACTTTAATTAGTCAGAGAATGAGGAAAGTTTCTCTTAGAGAGATGCAATCTGCAACTCCAGCTATTGCTAAAGATTTAATATTCAATCAAGGTATAACAACAGATTTAAACTTAGCCCAGCCTTTTGCAGGAACAAGTTTAACAATAAGACTTGATGGTAAAGATATTCAAGATGCTGGTGCTAGAGCAGCTGAGAAAATTCAATCAAAATTTAAAAAGTATAAGAGTAACCCAGTATCCAAAGAAATTACAGAAGATGTTGTAACAAGACTTCAAGATACATTAACTTTTGATGAAGACTCTGATTCTATTAACTTAAACATATTATCTGAATCTGGGAACCTTGAACAATTAATCGAAGAGGGAGAGGAGATACTAAGACAAGCTAACTTATCTGGTTCTAACAAGATTATTAAAGATTTCCAAGACTACATGAATGCTGAAGTGACAGAAGCTAATGAGTCAGAAATTTCAGATATGGCTGAAAGAATAAGAGAATCAGGAATTAAAGATGAAAATAATGAACTTGCTAAACTAGGTACTTTCATACAGACAGCTGTAGATAAAATAAACTCTGGAGATTATAAAGTAATCAGGAGAGCATCTATACTTAGAGCAAATCCAGACGGTGATGTATTTAAAAAAGGAGTTGTAGTCTATAATACAATTTATGGTAAAGTAACAATTCATTCTTATAGTAAAGATAAGTACACCTTTAAAACAGCTGATGGTAAAGTTAAAGTAATATTTCCACATCAAACATTTACACCTACAAGTAAGCATACAGAACTCCATAAAATAGTTAAGTCTATGGAAAAGGTGGATCCAAAGTCTGCACAGTATGAGACACTTGAGGCTAAGAAAACTAGGTTAGAAAATGAATTATTTAAAAAGGATTCTAAAAATGATAAGACAGATGATGGAGAAAATAAGTCAGATTTCATACAAGCTGATGAAGATGCATTAAATTCTACATTAAAAATATTTGGAGCATTTTCAGAGGATAACAGTTTTCCTCTAGATGGATCACTGGTTAAAAATGTATTTAAAGCTTTTAATACTGATAGAGGAAATCAATTTTTGAATAACATATCTAAAATAGCTAATCTAAAAGAAAGATTGCTAGATAAATATAAAGGTGAAAAGATAACAAACTTCACAGTACTTAAAAATGAGGATATTGAAGCAGTTTATTTAACACTTCAAGACTCATTAATGTACTCTAAGGAATTGGTAGATGGATTAAAATTACTAAATAATTCTTCTAAAAATTCTCTAGATATAGATTCTTCTTTAATTACAGCATTAGAAGAGTACACTGAGTATTTATCAAATGATATGCCTTTAGAGGAATTAACTTTAAATTCAAAATCAACTACTTCGACGGGTAAAAAGATTAATAAGAAGATTGAGTTAATTACTGCGAAGTCTACAAATTTTGAACGTGCTTTAATATCTTTATCAAAACAAGCAAACTTTCTTAGGGAGGTATTTGAAACCGAAGTTAGATTAAAGGAGTTGAGTTCTTTTGTAGATAAACCTAAAATTCCTAGTAAGCCTAAAACCCCTACTAGCAATAAGAAATCTACACAAACTAAACAAAATGATACTCCAGATGCACCTCCAGCTGCATCTAAAGCAGCAACTGATGATGGTATTAATCCTATGAATACATCTAAGGATAAAGCTGATGACAGTTCTAATATCAAAGATGGACCTTTTCAAGGGTTCTCTATATCCGAAGAAATGAATTCCGTTTTAGTTGAATGGTTTAACGCAAATCCTATTGAAGGACAAATACTATTATCGATAGCTCAAAGTGGAGGAGAACACATACTGATAGCTAAAGCTGAGCAATTAGGAGCTAAGTTTAAAAAAGGAGATAACATATCTTCTACTGAAGAAGAATTTAAAAATGAAGTTTCCAGAGTAAGTAAGATGCTACCTCAACTAAAATTAGAAGTGGTTGAAGATGTAGCTAGCATGGTTCAAAAATTTGGAGTTAAAGCTATTGGAGCATACAACAAAGGAGTATTGTACCTAGTTAATAACGCTAAGAAAGGAACAGGTTACCATGAAGTATTCCACGGAGTAGCAGATTTGTATTTAAAACCATCAGAGAAATCAGCCATAGCAAAAGAATACGGACAAGAGACTTGGAACAAGGAACTTGAAGAAAAAGTTGCAGATGATTTTGCAGATTACGTTAATGACAGAACAATATTATCTAGACTTAAAGGAGCTGTTAAAAAGTTCTTTAGCTCAATGATGAATTGGAAAGAAAACTCAAGAAGTTCTGATGTTACAATGAAAGTATTTGCTAATATTGCTAACAATAAATATGCACAAAATACTTCAATAGAAAAATTAAATAATTTAATAGTAAATTCAGGTACAATGACTCTAGATAAATTTAGTGTTAGGTTATCAGCTGGAGATAAAGTAACTTTACAAAAGTTAATCAAAAGTGGAAATATTAAAATAGTTTGTTAAATGGGATGTAAAATAGAATCGGTAACTACCATAGATGGTAATCAATCTGAGTTATTTAAAAAATTATCTGAAGTATATAGCGAAGAAATAGCATTAAGTAAATATGTAAGTATTTTATCAAATGCAGACAGCTTTAAGAAATTATATGGAACTAATGAACAAGGAGAGCCTAAGTTCAATCCAGAGATAGGAGCAAAGTTTAAGAAAGATGAATTCGACAGCACTGATGAACAATTAGCTATGGTAGACATACTAGCTACATTTGCTATTGATGTCATTAAAACTATCCCTAAAGTAAAGGATGATAGCGTAATTTCGGGAATTAATGCTCAGGAATTAGGAAACGTAAAAGGTTTAACTGGACAACTTGTTACAGGTGTTAGAAAAAGGATCTCTTCAATTATAGCTGAGAACCCAGGAATGAGTGAGGCTAAAATAGCAGTTCTGGAAAGTGCTGCTAATAATTTGCCTTCTTATTTAATATCTGATAGTAGAGCTGGAATTGTAGGTAGAGTTCTTAGAGAGTATGGAATTAATTTTTCTGTAAAAAGCTCTAGAGATTCTATGCAAGATATAACAGAGGAGATGGAAAACTCTGATACAGACTTTGATTTAGAACTTGTTGAGGTTCAGAATGAGAGAATCTATGATATGGAAACAACTGACCAATCAATGATTAATTCTATAAGTCCTGCAACTAAAGCTTATCTAAGAGCAAAGCGTCAAGTATCTGAAGATTATAAATTGTCTTCGGGTGAAAGAATTAGGTATGATAAGACAGTTCTTAGTACAGATAAAGCTGTAGATTCTCAACAATTAATATCAAGTTTATCATCAATCCTTGTAGGTATTCAAACTGTACCTGAAATGATTCAAAGGCTTCAAGAGAAGGCTGACTCTAATCCAATTATAGTACCAGTTCTCCAAGATTTATTAGTTGAGAATGCTTTAGGTGGGATAAAAATTCAAACTAAAAATTCTACAATACAATATAAACCTATCAGTACTTCAATATTTTCTACATTTTCTAAGGCAGATTATAACATGTACACAATAACTAAAACTAGAGATGGTAATGTATTATTATTACCAGCAAATAGAAGTAGTGTGTCAGGAGTAATGAAGTCTAGGATGGCGAGAGAAATTACTAAAATTCAAGATAAAAAAGACGATCAATCCAAATCTATAAAAAAGCTACAAGATTTTGCAGTTACTTTAAAGAAGATAAATAAATTTACTCCTTCTAAATTAAAAGTAATATCAAATCATTTCAGGTCTGCAGGTTTATATTTTATGACCCCTGAAGTACTTGCTAAGATAGATGAAACTATTAGAACAAATCCACCATCAAATTTAAAGAAAAATGGAAATCCTAGAACTAGTTCAATATTAAATACTCTTTATAAAGGAGTATTAATACCAGCATTAGAAGGGAAAGATGTACTATCTACAAATGATAATAACTTCGGAGAAACTAAATTAATAAACTTTATTATTAGTGAAGCTTCTAAATTTGAAGTAGATGATAGTGGAGGAGCTTTTAGAAGTAATTCAGGAAAAACAGTACACCCTTATAATAAGAGTTCTGAGTCTCAAGATTTATTAAAAAGGTTAAAAAATGATAAGGAATATTTAAATACTTTCTTAAAAGATCCTATGTATGAGAACTCATTAATCATTAATGAACTTACTACAAATGATGACCCAGATTCTTTAAGACAATTCACTTTAGATACAGTGGCTGATAGCTCGATAGCTAATTCAGGTATTAAGTATGGAAAACAATCTTCGTTTGATGCAATTGTAGCAAAAATTACAGGATTTGTTTCTACACCTAGCGTACCAACAATGTTCTATGCTTCTAGTCCTACATTCGCAGATAGAGGAAGTTCTATGGCTATATCAGTACCTAAGATAAATGTATTGGCAGATGGAACAGATTTGGCTGTACTTGAAACTATAAAAGGTAAGACTACTATTAAATCTAAAGAAGTTAAAAACTGGATAAGGAATCAGATAACATCTGAATTTACCAGAATAATCAACTCACAAAACAGTTCTATAGCATATAAAAACTACAACACAATTAATGTAGGTAAGGTTATGTTGTTTGAACAGTTAAATGAATTAATGACTTTATCAGAACTTAAAGAATCAAATAAAGATGCTTATGTTGATGAAGCTATGGATTTGATGGATACTATACTTCCTCAAGTTATAGAGCAGGATATTAAAACTTTAGAAGATAACTATATTTTATCGGGAGAAAAAGAGGTAGCTTTAGGAGTTCCTATTAAGTACAAAACTACTAGAAGTGGAAATAAGTTTCTTCCTGATAGTTTTAAAAATCCTACAAGAGCTAAGGTAGAAAATTTTATAACTAACAATCTAATATACAATTACGAACAACTATTATTTTATGCAGGAGATTTAGCTTTTTATAAGAGTAAGGTTGACGTAAATAAAAGATTAGGTCTTAGTACTACACCTGGGGATAAGTTAGCAACTGGTGACGGCTCTGGGGTTTCACCTACATATAAAGTTAAAGTAATTAACGAACCAATTCACAGTTCTACTAATAAATATTTGTATGATAAATTGTTTGATGATTCTATTTATAAGGATGCATCAAAGGATAAGAAAGATTTATTTAATAAAATAGAATTAGCTGATGGGTCAGGATTTGGTAGTCCGTCGAGGTATAAAGAATTATTAATTGGACAAGGGTTACATACTCAAGAAACTATTGAATACTTAGATGCATTAAGTGCTTGGGATCCTTCTCAAAAACCTGTAGTTGCAGGACCTAATGTGGTTACTCCAGTGTTGAAAGGATTTGATTGGCAATTAAGGGCTAATAAACATGGAGTAATAGTTCCTACCTCTTTAAAGTATTCATTGACTTTAGTTACTCCCCATTATTTTGAGGCTACAATTGATGGTAGGGAGGGAAGTCCTTATAAGCATTCTGGAATGGCAGAAGTATCTAAAGAACTTAGATCTCGTAGAGCTGATGAGATTGTAGTTCAATCTGCGATGAAAGTTGGTATTAACAATTCAGCTAATATAGATTCTTTGGAAAATGCGCAAGCTACTGTAATGAGCAATAATAGTTATAGATTTCCACAAGCTGCTACTAGTAAGCAAGATATAACAACTCGTTGGGGAGGTCAGATTAGAAAAATAATAGCAGCTAATTTAAGTGAAAACAAAGAGATTAGGTTTAGAGGAGAATCTTTAAATGAAGAAGATGCTAGGAAGATATATGAATCCACTATCAAGAAACTTATTGAACAGTCTTCAACAGAACTAACCAATGATTATTTAAAAGATGGAGAGTTGAATGAATCTACTATTATTAGTTCTCTTTTAAGTTCTCTAGATCAGGGAGGTCTTTACAAAAATGTGGAGTATATTGAAGAAGCTTTAGCTGTTGTAGATAAAGATACTTTCTTACCATTAAATTATCCTACACTTGCATTTGCTGTGGACTCTATGGTGAACTCTGCATATAAAAGTAGAGTACATAAAATGAAGACACCTGGCTATCAAGCCGTGCAGATTACTAGTATGGGTATGGAAGCTGCTTCTAGTAAAGGAGAGATTTCTACAAGTTCAGATCTAAAATTTGTAGGGATTGAAAAAATTGATGGAAAGTTCACAGGTTCAGAACAGGACATTAGAACCCAAAAATTAAAATACATCAAGGACATCAAAAATGGAATAGATGTTTCTTCAGAGGTTACAGTTACTCCAGCTGAGGTTAGAGTTACTCCAAAGTATTTTAAAAATGCTATAGCAAAATTAGCATCTGATAGAATACCGAAAAATAGTTTTGATGACTCTTTAAAGGAAACTAAAAAACTTATTGAAAAGTATAATCCAGAGCTTACTACTTATGAAGTTAAAAGAAGAATCTACGAAGCTAGAAATTCTGCCATAGCTACTGCAGTAGAAATTGAGACCAAGAAACTTCTTAAAAATATCAAAGATGATAATGGAAACTATTCTATTGATAAAATATTAAAGAATGCTCCAGAATTACTAGATTTAGTTTTGTACAGAATTCCTACACAAGCAAAGAGTTCTATGCTACCTGCAAAGATTATTGGATTTTTGCCAGAATCTTTATCAAGTACTATTCAAGTTCCTGCTGAAATTGTTGAACAAGCTGGTTCAGATTTTGATATTGATAAGGTATTCATTAGCACAAGAGGTTTATCAATTGATGATAAAGGAAATTTAGCATCTGTTGGAAAAGAGGATTTAAAAGAGACTTTATTTGATTTTCAACACGCTGTATTAACTTCTCCAAACCACATGAAAGATTTATTACTGCCTACTAGTACTGTGCAACTAGAGAAAGTAATGGAAGAATTTGGTATTACTGATGCATTATACACTGGTAATATTGGATCTATATCTACTCAGGAAGCATTCAGGGACAATAACAAAAAAGGTAAAGAACTTATATCAATATTTTCAATTGCTTCAACTGCACACTCTGTGGCAAGTTATATAGGAGTGAAGCCTACAATACCATCAACAATAGATAACAAACAATTAGACTTATCATTAAGAACAGTTCATGAATCTAGTACTAATATTTCAGATTTACTTAAAGAATTACAGAATGCTGCATTGGATAATGCAAATGATCCACTACTGGGTAAGTTAAACGTTGATTCTTATACAGCTTCAGTAGTTTCTTTGTTAGTATCAGCAGGGCATCCTTTAAAATATGCATTAAGTATTTTAAATGCACCTATTGTTAGGGACTTAGCATCTATGCTACCAATTTTTGAAAAGTTTAAGGGAAAAAAGAGAGCATTAGCATCAGTTAAAAATGAATTAAAAAAGAAGTATAGAATACCTAAGAAGAAAGGTAAAGGGGTGGTAAACTTAGCTTCTTATACTTTAGATAAAGCTGAAGCAAATAGAACCTTCAATCCAGAGAATTCTATAGCATTTTCTGAATCCCAGAATGAAGCATTGAATGTATTCTTAGCTTTAGAAAAGATTGGTTCTGCTTTGAGTTCTTTTCAAGTAGCTATGAACTTTGACTCTAGTGGTCCTCAGACATCAGCAACGGGATTAATTGGACAGATTAATAACCTAAGAAATATTAGAGGTACTGTTTCAAATAGAACAATGGGACAAATAGCTCAAGAGGTTAATGGATTTGAAGTTGTACCTGCTAAGTATGATGAGCACTCTTTGAGTTCTTATGAGAAGTTTGGTCTCCATGGACCAGCTGCAGTTAATAAGCTATCTTCTTTATCGGCATCTAATGTAGGACAGAAGATTTTAAAGCTAGCAACTGATAACCTAGGGAACTTAACTGATTCTCAACAGATGCACTTTTTGTCAGAGTTTAATACATACGCATATCAAACAGAGGGAGTATTCTCAGATTCTGAATCTGGTATTGCTAAAATGATTAAAAACAATGAGCATACAAAACTAATAACTAAAGGGGATGGAGCGTCTCTAGCTAGTCAAATTGACGGATATACTAAGAGACAAAACCAATTACAGAAGCCAATAAATTTATTTATTAAGCAATTACAAATAATTGATAAAGAGAATAATTCATTTGTATTTTTTAATAACACTAAATTTAAAGCTCTAGTAGGTTCTACTAAAGCAGGAATAATGAGAGGTTTTGAGGAATTAATGGAATCTAGAGAACCTTTAGATAATTTATTAGCAAAATCAATAGCTGATTATGCTGCTATATTTTATGGGTTCTCGACATCTGTGAACTCATTTATGGACTTACTTCCTCCATCTGCTCACGTTGAGTACATGGGTAATCAAGAAGGTAAATCTGTACCTGAATTCTTTAGAGATATGAAGTCAGGTTTAAACAACACAGATAAGTTTAATAAAATAAATGAGAACTATGTAGACCATTATGTAGCCAAAAATGGTAACAAATTAAATCTGATGAGATTATCTCCAGCCGAAAAAGGAGAGATGATGATGACTGATGAATTACCTACTTACTACTTTGTCTACAATGCAACTAGTAAACAATATATAGCTGAGAAAAACGGAGCTCAAATTTTACAATCTACCAAGTATCCAGAATTTGTTAAAACCTATGAAGTTACCAAAACTGAAGTAGAAATTCTTAAAGAGCAAAGTTCTCTAGAGAATAAAGGTTCTTTGAGAAATATGCAAGATTCATTTGGTAATTTTAAAGACCACTTTTTAGATTTAATATCAGATCCTATAAAAGACGGGGAAGCAGCTAAGGAGAATTCTAGACAAATTGTTGATAAAGTTAAAAGCTTATTAGATGGTTTAAAATTCAGCGCCACGCAAAAAATGGAGATGGCTGAAATAGATTCTTTTAGAGGTGTTGGAAGTAGAGTTGTATTTCGTCATAAAAAGAATAGTTTAGATACTTCAATATCTGTAGAGTATAAAAAACTTATGAATGAATTTATAAATAAATTCGCCAGCTTTGAAGTGACTAAAATATTAGCTGAAAAAATAGAAAATTGTAATTAATTATGGCATGTAATTTATCATTAAACGCAAGTAACGGAGAGAAGTCAATACTATTCAAAAAAATAGCTAAAGTATCTAATAATATTGATGTAGCAATTGATGCTTACTACTTTACAAAGACGGAAGAATTTAAAAGGGAATATGGAGATTGGGAAAATGGAGAAGTTCCTAAAGAGTTCTTAGACCTTAATGGAGAGCCTTTGTACGAAACATTCTCGGATAAAGATTACATGCAAGATATTGATTACTCAGAGATAGAACTTGAAGCTAAAACAGATATGTATAAGAAACTGATGGAAGAAATTCCGTCAGTTTTAAGTAAAATTGAAAAGAATATTGATTCTTTAAAGAGGACTGGAAAAAATGGGGAATTAATTAAGAAATTGGAATACATTAAACCGTTACTTATGACAGGGGACGTTAATACAGGTATTCCAAAATTTATTGAGTCTGCTAGAACCCATATCATATCTTTAAGAAACAGAGCCGAAGCTAGAACTGACATTAAGGATATTAGAAGAACCTATAAAGATGCAAAGAGTTATGAGATGGTTCTTGATATTTTAGATGCATTACAAATCGATTCAGAGAGTAGAGAAATATTTAGTGAAGACTTATTTAAAGGAGGAGCACAAATTAGATCTGACCTAGCTGAATTGGAGAGCATGTATTTCAATGCTGCTTCTAAACATCTGGTGGATGGTCTACATGAGCAAGACAAGAGCTGGAGTAAAGATGACATTAGAAAATGGTTATCATCATCTCCAAGAGATGTAAAGTACACTGAAAAGTTACTTGAAGCTATGGTTGATTCCCAAGATAAATTACTTGCTTCTGTGGGAAATTTAGTAGGAAATCAAGAGCATGCAATCCGAAGAGAGAAAATTGACTTCAATAATGAGTTATCTAATCTTGTTGATTCTGTCATAGATGAGGCAGGAAGTTCTAATTCAGATAAAGTGTTTTCTCCTATTATACATACGAAAGCTAATGGAGAGTTACACATATTAGATATTTCTGCAGAAGATACTAAAGGAAAGAATTTAGAATCTGATGAACAGTTTAGGAAAGTTCAGGAAATTAAAAGGACTAACCCAAAGCTGATGGAGTTCTTAGTTTTTTACACCGACACAATGACAAAGCTAAACTCAGGAATTCCTGATAGAGCTGTGTTAGGAACTCGTTTACCATCAGTACTAAAAGATTCTTTAGAGAGAATGCAAGGTAAAAGTATAAAAGAGAACTCTAAACAAATTTGGGATGAGACAGGTAAGGCTATTCTAAGATCAAACCTAGATATGGAGAAAGGAATGATTAATGATGCTTCTGGAAAACCTATAGATCAAATACCTACCTTCTACACACAAAAATATGATTCAGTAGACTTTGAAGATACTTACAATGAGAAGTACAAAGAACTTATAGAAGGAGGAATGGAAGATAATGAAGCGGGAGTTTCAGCTTCAACGTATGCAGAAAAAGTGGCTACAGATAAAATGGCTAAATTAATAACTAAGGATTTATCTCATAGTTTACAAGCATTTCATGCCATGGCTATTAACTTTTCTAAGAAGAATGAAATTCTAGATTTGTTAGAGTCAGCTAAAGATGTAGTGGAATCTAAGAGAAGACGTTATGTTAAGATTGATAAAGCAGGTAGAACTGTAACAACAAAAGATCATTTAGGTAATGTTATACCTGAGACGATTTTGGGTCCTGAATCCAGAGCTGCAGAAACTTTAAATACTTTCTTGCAAATGCATGTGTATGGACAGAAGGAAACTGATTTAGGATATTTTGATCTCCTGGGTAAGAAATTTGATACTAACAAAGTTCTTAGGCAGATTAACAAGAAGACTAGTTTGGTTCAAATGGCTCTTAACTTTCTTGCAAGTTCAGCAAACATAGCTGTAGGAGAATATAATAATTCTTTGGAAGCTTTAGCAGGTGAATATACATCTGGAAAAAGTTATAAGAAAGCAGGAAAAATATACAGACAAGGAATAGGGGATGTAATGGCAGATATTGGCTCACGTAAAAGCAACAGCTTGGTGAATCAAATAAATGACCACTACCAAATACTAGGAGATTATAACCCCAGTAATGTTAAAGTGAATGAGAACTCTAAGTTCAAGAGACTATTCAAAACTAACATGCTATTCTTCATGCAGGAATCTGGAGAACACTTCTTACAAATGAGAATGGGAATGTCAGTTCTTGACCATATCAAAACGTTTGACAAAAATGGAAAAGAAACTGGAACTCTACTTGATGCACATAAAAAAGGAGATGGTAAAATAAGCATAGAGAATACGTTCATTGAAGGAAAAGATGGTAAGATTGTTCCTTATGATGTATCTCAACAGAATAGAGTAACTAATAAGATTTCTGCAGTTCTAAGAAAAGTACACGGTAACTACAGTGCACAGACAGCAACTGCAGCTAAGCAAGATGCAAGAACTGCAATGATTCTAAAGTATAGAGACTGGGCTTACGAAGGGCTAGTACGTAGATTTGGAGGTAAGCAGACTTATGTGAACTTGGAACAGGATGCAACAGGTTTCTACAAAGATGGATTTAATACTATGTGGAAATTAAAAGATGATTTAAAAACTCTGAACTTCCAATTGATAAAAGAAGATTGGCAGAATTTAACTCCTAATGAAAGAGCCAATGTTAAAAGGTTAGTAGCTGAAGCTGCAACTATTGTTTCATTGATAGCTTCTGCTGCTTTGTTAAGTCACGCAGGGAAGGGTATGGAAGATGATTATGATTCTGATAAGCTTACAGATAGACTTGCTTTAGGAGGATTTAATTATTTAGTTTACATGACCAATAGGATTAAAACAGAGATATTTGCTTATGTAAATCCAGTAGAAGCATTGAGGTTATTCCAATCTCCAGCAGCATCTACAACTTTAATAGAGAACACAATAAAACTACTTGGTCAGTTCATGGATCCGACAGAAATTAGAGAGACGGGAAGACAGAGAGGAGATTATGAAATATTTATTAAAGCTTCAAAGTTAGTACCAGCCTACAAAAACCTATCTAGACTTAACCCAGAGGGAATTAAAGACTCAGGAGTGTTTTATATTTTTTAGTATATTTGTTTAAACTTACGTATCATGGCAATAATTTATTCATTACAGAAATCATTAAGTAATGTAATGTTGAGTGTTTCACAAATAACTACCCTCAGATTAATATTTGAGGGTGAAGTTGTTCAGGACAATACTTTACAAACTGGCTCTACTGTACCCTTGGAATCTTCTCAAGATGGTGAGTATGAGCTGACACTATCAGCAGACGGAGAATCTAGTGTAGTAGAAAAATTTAAAATTGTTAGAAATTTACAATACTCTTTATGTAAAGATGTTGTGAGAGTTGTATGTTCAGATGATAATTGCGAATGCAACCACACAACTGAAACAGCTCAAAATTTATTCAATAAATTATTATACTACAACGTCTTAAAACAATCTGATGCTTCAATTTTCAGATTAAACAATTATCTGGTCAATGCTATAAAAATACTAGACTCTTGTACTCAAGATGCAATTAGTGATATTATACGTGAAGACAGAGTTAGTTTGTACAATGAGGAAAACCTAGAATTATTAAAGAAATTAGTCTTTCTTTATTGGTCAGGGTTCTACTTCCTTCAAAAATTAACTACTGGATCAGAAGATGTAATGGAACTAAAAGAATTGTTTCAGTATAATAAAATTGTAGACTGTGCTTGTGGTACGTGTTTTAATATTAAAACTTTAGAATCTATCTTCAATGGAGAATTAGATCCAGTTACGTCAAGGCCAGTTATTTCTTTGTTAGGAGATAACCCATTAGTTTTAAATCTTGGAGAGACTTATGAGGAATTAGGAGCAATAGTTCAGGATTCTATTGAAGGAGATTTAAGCTCAGAACTTATTATTGACAGTTCTGATGTGGATATAAAACATGGTTCTTACCAAGTTTTATATAATGCTCAGAATGCTCAAGGATATGATGCAACTGAAGTAGTTAGAACTGTTCAAGTGGGATATCAATCAGCTGGAGATACTATTAATGAAGTATTTAATGTTGTTCAAAGAACTATTGAAGTTGAAGTAGGTTCAACAATTCAAGCTAGTATAGATATTGATTTCCAAAAAGGATACATAGAATCA